CAGGGGAAGATAACGCTTCATTATTTCAGTTCCTTCTGTATTTGACTCCAGCCATCGCCGCGTCGAATGCGGTTAACTGTTGCGCGATTCACGCCGAGTCGTCGGGCCATTTCCGCGCCACTAAGGGAAGACGTGAGAATCTTCGTAACATCATCTTCCGTTAGCTTTGAGTTGGGGTGTTTTGACCCCCTTGGGAATGCGCCTGCGCACCGACCCTTGGCGATCATGTCCCGCACATTGTCCGACTGTGTGCCAGCCTTCAAATGCGCAGGATTGCAACAAGAGGGGTTGTCGCAAGTGTGCATGATAACAGTGCCATGCCACTCGTTTGGATTGTCGGGGATAGCCCCGTTGGCGAGAATGTAAGACACCCGATGCGCAAGCATACTGCGTCCCTTTCTCCCGCCGACGCCGATTGACCCATAGCCCTTCACGCGAGTTTTGCCAACCCAAGGCCAGCACTCGTCAGGATTACGAACCTCAACGTATTTCCAAAACCGCTCTTCCAGCGGGAGGCGGGCGCGCGGCCCGTCTTCCACTGTTCCCGTTCTCCTCAGTCTGTTGTAGTGGCGAGAACATAACCCGGCTAACTCGACCCAAATCGGACGAGAACAGCCAACCACACGACACGATGACATGGAATGCTCCGATACTGTTCAAAATTGCAGAACAATACCGGAGCATCATGCCATTAGCAAGTGATCAACTGGTCGTCAAATCCCAAACCGCGCCGTGTGCGGCTTCGTTGCGCATTTCCAGCGTGAACTCGACGAGAAGCTGCTTGCGCTCGCTGTCGCCAGTCTTTGCCAGGTCATGCGTGACGAAGGGACGGAGGTACGAAAGCGCCATCATGTCCTTCTGCACCAGAAGGGCGTCCCGCGCCCGCATGAAGCGGTTCGGGATGACCTCAAGTTCGCCGAAGTCGGAATCATAGAGATCAATGGCAGCGCTCAGCTTCGAGTCCTCGGCGGACTTGAAACGGGTTGCATTGCCCGTGAACTCCGAGAACTTCTGCTTGTTGAACGCACCCACAAAGATGCACTCAGGATCGCCGCCGTTATCCCACACGTCACGGAGAACGCCTTTCAGCAGGTTCTCAGTGAACGCGCGCTGCGTTCCGTCCGTGCGGGCGGTGTTGCCCAGAGAACCGTCACTGCCGCTCGTGCCGTTGCTGGTGTTGGTCGTGATCCACGAGGGAATCGCGCCAAGCTGGCGAGCGGTCGAAACGTCACCTGCCGCTTCAGCACCGTTGCGGGTGATGATGGCTTCCATGTCGCGCTTGAGTTCGCGGCCCTTCTTGGCGAGCTGGTATGCCATTTCGGACGAGCGACCCGCCTTGTTTACGACTTCCTGGGTGCCGGAAATACGAACAACCTTGTCCGCGATCTGGCAGGTGTTGGAAAGCCGCGTGGTAGCGGTTACGGCGTCGGTGGTGGCGTCGAAGCCTTCACCAACGGCGTTGGACGAAGAAGCCGCCGCGAGAGCGTCGGTCTGCCACTCATGCAGAACCGCGGCAGCGCTGTTGCGGGCGATGCTCGACATGATCGGGGTGTCAATGGGCGAGATGTCGTAGATGGCGTCCGCGAGGTCTTCGCGGTTGCCCACGGCGTCAAACGCCGTGAAGGTATTGGATACTGGATGGGCCATTGGTTAAAATCCCAATTTGCCCGCGCCTACCTACTCCTTTGCATGAGCAGTGCGATCCGCGCTGCGGCGGCATCGTCACTCTTGGGATTGGCGCGGTGGTTGCGACGAGCAACCGTGAGCCGATCCTGTTGATCCTCACCACGACCGGGCGAACCGGGCCGCACAGTGCGCGACTTCGGCTTGACCAGCTTCTTTTCGGGCGCGGCACTCGATACCGATTGCGCTTTCACGGCGTCCACAAGAACGTCGATCATGCGAGAGTCGGCAAGATTGCCAATGTCCTGATCCGTAAAGCCCTTGCTTTTCAGATAGGCGCGCATTTCCTTCGCAACGGTCCCTTCCGGGTCCGCTAACTCGGGATATGTCGTGACCATCCTCTGGCGTTCGGCCTCAAGATGCTGCTGGACCTGCTGCAACTGCTGTTGCTGCATCTGCTGCTGTTGCTGACCGACCTGGGCGAGTGACGCCCGTAGTGCGGCCTGTTTCTGGTCCCACTCATGCTTCGTCTTGACGTAAGCGGTCGGGTTTTCGTTAAGCAGCTTGTTCCAGTCAGGCTCTTTGCCCGTGATCTGGCTTTGCAAGGTTTTGGTGAGGGTCGCGAGGTTTGCGACACGCGATTGCAATTCAGCTTCGGCGGCTGTCACGGCCTGCTGAAATTCAGCGCGTTCCTGTGACAGTGCCTGCGTCTTCTGGGTGTAGTCCGAAGACCGCTGATACCCCGCAACCGCTTCCGCCAGGGTGACTTCAACCTCTTCGCCATCGACCTTTGCAGTCAGCTTGAGGTCGTTGAACCGCTCGGGTTCGGCCTCAAAGGCTTGTGCAAGTTCCGCGATGGTGGAGGGAAGTTCCGGGGGAGCGTCGGGCGCATCCTCGGCTGTAACTACCTCATCAGACGTTGCCAGAGCCTCTTCAACCTCATGGGTCTCGATAGGCTCGGCGCTGACCTCATCCGCTGCCTCATGGCTTGGCGCATCAGGTTCGTCGCTCGGGGTTTCGGTTGGCTCCGTGGCTCCGATCAATCCTTGAGCGATCCGTTGAGCAGCATAATCGACAGAGTGCCGCTCTTCTCTGTGCATTGGGACGGCTGGCGCTTCCGCCGTGGCCGTCGTAACGGCTTCTTCAGCCATTTCGTACCTATTCGTAGGGGTGCCACATTCTGACCCCAGCCCTTCCCATTGGTTTTGACCGTGCGCGTCTTTCGTGCGGACTTACCCGCCCTACTCATGCGCCGTTTTCGGGAATAGCGAATACCGCTGCTCTTGGCTTGGCGGCGTTAGAATGGCCCGCGTTTGGGCCTGACAAGCTGTTCCAGCTTCTTTTTTGCAAGGTCGCCAGCGTGAACGTGCGTCTCAATGGCGGCTTTGATTTTGGGAAGCAGGCTAACGGCTCGGTGCGCGTCCTCCCGAATGTTCGGGTCTTTCGCATCGCGCCAGATTTCGACAAGCAGCGAGTCAACCTTGTCGAACGCCTCTGTCAGTAGTGGATTCTCAAGCAGCGCCTTGGCCTTCTGGCCTCGGTTTTCCTGCTTGCGCAGTTCCACATCGTCCATGATTACTTACCGCGCTTGCCGCGATAAGCCATGTCGCTGCCCTTGTTCAGACGGGAGCCAACGACGTTGGAGCCGCTGCCATACGAGGTCGGCGGGCTTTTGCTTGCTTTGGGCTTCATGATTGCCTCACAGATTTGCCAGAATGAAAAAGAGCGCCGCATCGTCCGTCTGACGGCGGGAGATAGGCGCTTCGGCCTTGGTTGGCCTTTCCGGGGTGTAAACGAACCAGCCCGGCGTTTCCTCTATCTCAATGACTTCCTCAATCCTCATCCTCCATGGCTTTGCTCAATCGCCATGAGGCGCACCGCAGGCATGCCTTTGACCAGCGCACTTCCCTGATGGCCGAAAGCAGATCGTTGTCCTGAAGATAGCCCAGCGCCTTGTCAACTGATTCCCTTGCCACATCAATGGACGCACTAATTTTGAGCTGGTCAGTCATCATCTTTCGCCGCACCGCCGACAATATCGCCAATGTCATTGCGTTCCAGAACGACCCTCGGCCCAACACTCCGTTGGGCCAATGCGGCCTTCTGCTGTGCCTCGGACGCCCGCAGACGTGCGTTGAACTCGGCCTCCTGACGCTTCAATTCCATGTCAAGGGCGTGTTTCTCACGCTCCATCTGCATCTGTGCCTGGTGCTTCTCGCGCTCCAAGAGCAACTGCGCTTGTAGCTTCTGAAGTTCCATTTCGGCCTTGCGCTGGTCCGACTGGGCCTTCATTTGCATGTCGGCTTGCTTCATCTGGATGTCAGATTGCGCTTTCTGCTGGTCCATCTGGGCCTGCATCTGCATCTTCTGGCCCTCCATCTGCGCCTTGACCTGTTCGGGGTCAGGCGGCGGCGGGGGCTTGGGCTGCGATGCCTCGTCGGTCGAAATCTCGCCGAAATACGCTTCCGGCTGCTGCTCGCCCGTTGCTTCAACGAACTTCAACAGCGCATGAGACGCATGGGCCTCATTCACAAGCGGACCAAAGCCGCCCTGCATTTGCACGATCTGGCCCTGAATGTCGAGAATCTGACGGCGGGCGACAAGCTGCTGTTCCTTCGATCCATACCCCAGGCCAACGGACACCGTAACGTCCATGTGTGGGTTCCAGCGCGACGGCTCGATGGTCACGAACTGACCGCGCAGGCGGATGATCTTCTCACGCTCCTGATGGGCCACAGTCAGGCGCAGAATCTTCTTGAACAGGTCGCGGATGCCCGTGTTGGCAAAGATGCGAGCGATAAGAAGCTGACGGCGCTGCGATGCGGTCATCAGCATGTTCATTCCCGCAGCCGTGTCCGAGAGCGCATCAGGATCGAGGCCTTGATTTAGCCTAGACACACCCGCACGGCTCTCCTTGACCTGATCGGCATACTCCAACATCGGGAAGATATGCCCCGCGATGGAAGGCGTCTGCTGGAACTGGATCGCGTCACCGACCGAATCACGGCCTTCAATGCGGATCGCGCCGCCAATGGCGTTACTCAGCAGAGTGTCGAGGTCAACCCGCTCGTTCACCGCCGCACGGCTGTTGTTGACGTTGTAAATGTTGTCCAGCAACTGACGCCAGATGGTCGTCTTCAGCTTCTGAACGTCCTTGACCTGATCCGTAACAGACTGGCCCACAAGCGCATGAGGTGTGGGAACGGGGGTGATGGTCACGAACGGCTGTTCGGAAACCTCCACGTTCTCCAGGATGCGGTGGCCCGTGCCACCAACGGTGACCTTGCGGACCTCGGCAATGCCGTCTCCGTCGTAGTCCACCCGCAGGTAACACTCATGTATCCAGACCTCGCGCATGGACGGATCGCGGGCGCTGTTCTCAACAATGTCATCGTCGCCGTGGCGCGTCGTGCGCTCTTCGTTATATTCACCCTCGTAACTCGAGGGAATGTCCTTCACGTCATCCCAGGCAAAGCCCTCGGCCACGAGATCGGAGATTGTTTTTTTCACTCGGTGACAAACGAACGGAATCAGCATATTGCCCCGTTCGTCGTCCAGCCTCACCGCACGACGGGAGAACAGAAATTCTTCGGGCGGGACGGACTCAACGCGGACACGACCCTCAACCGTGGTCCTGACCGCACGAACATCATACAGCTCCATGGGGAGTTCCATGCCCGACATGGGGTCAATCTGCATGTCCGAGATTTCAACGATTTCCTCGATGTCAAGTTCGTCGTCCTGATCCAGCTTCGCCAACTCAACGTCGGTCAGCCCGGTGTAATCCTCGCGCTTCTGCTCTTCCCGTTCGTCCCACCAGACCTTCGCAATACCCTGGCGCAGCATCAGGGCGTCCTTCACCATATCGTAAAGGATTTGGAAGCCGTCGTTCTCCTTGTGGAATACGTAATTTGCGTAATCCGTCGCCTGCTCCGCGTATGCCTCATCCTCTGGGCCGTAAGGTTCATAGCGCACAGCGTCGTCGCTGGACGTGAAAACCTCGATGATGGAGGGCAGCATCCACTCAATCGTGTCGTGAACGTCCCTGGACACGATCTGCGAGCGCCCGTCCACCTCGTTGCCAAGAGGCTCGCCGAAGTAATACTTCATGGCCTCTTCGCGGTCGGCGGTGAAGTCGCCCGCACCGTCATCACCAATGCGCGAGCCTACAGCGGCGTTAATCTGCGCACGGACGATGCTTTGCAGCGTCTCCGCATCGAGGGGCTTAGGGCCTTCCATTACGCGGCGTTCCTCTTGCCCTCGATCCGCGCAAGGCG